GTGGCAACAAGCCAACGCTGACAGGAGTATTCCAACTAGGTAAAATACTTTGACTGCCATATGGAAGGAATGGAGGAAGCACACGGTCTGCCTCACCTGCTTTAGTATATGGATACAGCCAATCTGGATTGCGAACACAACTTAGATTAAATGTATAATCTTCATTCAATACAATGTTGACAATGCGCCAAGGGGTTGTGTTAAAGTTTAGAATATTGCTTTGAATGCGTATGCAATCACCTGGCTCTAATTCAAATGCCTGACTTGACACTTTGAGTGTGCAGGTTTCTTGATAGCGACTCTTGTAAAATAACAGTCGTGCTATATCCAATGCCATTTGACGATTGGTAAGGGCTGGAAAGGTAGCCTGTAGACTGTTTTCTCTATTGCCGTCTTGTGCTACATAGACCTGACGTTCTGCTTCAGTCTCTGGATAGACAACAGTTTGATTTGAATATTTCTGATCTGGGTCAACCCAAGTAAGTTCAACATGACTATACTTGTTTGATCTTTCAATGCCTGTGTATTGTATTTCACCTTGAATGTTATTGCGAGTGAAGGTGGCCGCAATAGTAGCAGAGCCTGAAGTGATATCAGTGTCATTGCCTGCGTCTTCTACTTTCAATTTGTATTTGCCCTGAACATAAGGCAAGTAACTACGGCTGTTTTGCAGTATTAGTTTGACATTTTGAAAAAGTGTTTGACTGGTTGGCAACACCACATTGGTAGTCATGATAGGACCGCGAACACCACTAGTGTATTGTATCTGTTGATTGAACTTGGCCGCCGCGATACGGAAACTTGCCCAATCAATGTCAGCGTTCTTTAGGCCTTTACCATAACGAGGATTGCGTAGGTAGTCTAGCAAACACTCTGCTGGGTTTGTTGAATATCGCTCCAACCCCCCTCTGAATCCACCTGCACCTGGAATGCTGTCATATTCATAAGCACTTGGATCTGGGACCGCAGTTGTTAGTAGTGATACAATCTTACGACCTAGAATAGTTGCTTGTATTTTAGGAATGTTTCCTGAAAATGGATTAGCCTCTTGATCTGCTTGTGTTTCAATTTTCTTATATTCATAGCGGGCAAATAAAACTGCCACGCCACTGTATTCCATAGTAGACTTCCAACTTGGGGCGGCTTTACAAATACTTGAAAAACCAACAACGCCACTGTTTGATCCAACAAACAGTTGTCCTGGAAACCATTGCAGTTGGCAACGACCATTATACTTGCCGTCTGTTACATCAACAATATTACCACCATTTAGTTTACCAACTGTGTCTGCTGAGAATTGAAAATCATCAATAAACAGTTCATGAAGGCCTTCAACGCAACCTTCTGCAAACGCATAGGCTACCCATAGGTATTTGTTATTGTCACTGCCTGTTTCTGCAAAGGTAACAATGCCACCTACTTTGCGAAGTCCATAGATAACAGGGATACTTTCGTTAGTTCCTTGTCTTTGTAGTAGAACACCTTGTTGTTGTGCGGCTTGTGCGCCAGCATCAGGCATATCAGGTACGCCACCCAATAGACCCATGAAAGGACTGGCAACAAAGTTGATAACTGAACTGACAACATTAACAACGCCTTTGACAACGCTAGAAACAACATTACCAATTCCGCTGACAACATTACCAATGGCTCTGCCTATGTTTGATAAAAATCCCATTATATGCCCCTACCTAAAATATTTTGATCTTTAAAACTTAAATCAGTCTCTAAGATAGTTTTTGTTTCTAGGGGCAATTCAGCAGTGACAAAAATTTTACTAGAATTAACTTGTTTACTCCATTCTATAAATGAGAATACTAAATTGCGTAGATTGTCTTTGTTATTATAATCTGGTAACAGGTATAGGAAATCAATTATACTAACAAACTCTTTTTTTAATGTTTCTGCAGTTACGCCACCACCAATAAATCCTACTACTTGTTGTCCAACCATAGCATTGAACCAACAATTAGATATATTGATGTTGTGTTCTCTTATTGATTCAATAATATGTTCTTCATTGTAATCTTCAATGCCTACATCTTCTGCATACTGAAATGCCACAATGGCTGTTTTATCAAAATATTCTATTTCAAATGGTTTTACTATCATACCTTACCCCACTTGAATTCTTGTTGACCAACAAATGATGCTTTTTCAAAACTGTTGTCATTGGTATACCCAAGATATAACCAGTTGCTACCATTGTTGGTCTTTCGTCCTGCAATTCGCTCAAAGTCCGCAAATAGTGTCGCACAATCTAATGTGATCTTAGCAGTGGCATCGCTTTCCTGAACTGCCACATTGTAAATTACCCCATCAAACATGATAATTGGACTATCAACAATGGCAAATGCCGCACTGGGGTTTAGGAATGCTTTATAGATCACCACACGGCAACCTTCAACATTGATCTTTTGTTGTTCAGTGAAGTCAACAAAGTTATTGATAAAACTTGGTCCTAATGCTGACAAGTAAATTGAAAACTTGCCAACACGCACATCAAAGTCTTCTGCTACTGTTGAGAATCCAATGAAGTCACCTTGTGGTGTGTAACTGTTTACACCTGCGGTAGGCGCAGTGGTGCTGTCATACTGAATAGTCCAATGACTGTTGGTCAAGTATAGCGGAGTGGCTAGATGTATTTCTACTAGATCAACTGCAATAAAGTTGTCTGCGTAAAATTGATTTCTAGTTGAGGTGCTATAGGTTTTCATTAGAACACTTCTCTTAGTTCTAACTCAGTGGTTGTAATACCACCTACTCCTACAGTAAATGATTGTTCTTCGTTGTCTAATATTACAGTGAATGGAACCGCAGTGATTGTCAATGCTTCACTTGAAGCCACATCATTAACCAATGCTGGGGTAAAACTCAATACGCCTGTACCAGTGTTAGTGCTGGTAAAGTCTGTATTGGCCATATAGACTTTGGTGTGATTTGCAAATTTGAAGAAATCCCCTGCTTTTAGCACAGTCTTGTTATTGTCAGTCGTAACTTTTAATGAAGTAGCACCAGCACTTACACTGGCAGTGGCTGTTGGTGTTGTTGAAATTGAGTCTGTGGCCTTGCGATAACTTAGTTTAGGTAGCACAATTTGGAAACTGTCATAAGCACCATATTGACTGGCTACAAATGCCTGTATTGGATTCATTTGAACGCTGGTCATACTGCCAAAGCGTAGGGTCATAGTATAAAATTGAATGCCCATGGCCACACGGCGTGTCTTGCCACTTATGGTTGTGGTTTTTAACACTGGTGTTTGTAGATTAAACTTGATGTCTGTTGGTTGAGGTGTTGAAGGGAATGTTCCACTCATGTTATGCTCCTATTCTTTGTCCGCGCTCTAACTGGGAATCACGAATAACCTGTGTGATCAATCCTCTGCGTTTCATTAATAATTCATCAAAGCCTTGTGTATCATTGGCAGTGATATTGAAGTTGACAGTGGTCATACCGCCACCGCCACCCATTTGACTGTTTGGAATAATTGTTCCTGAAGTTGAAGGAACAAATAATTCACGACCTTGTTCACCAACAATGTATGGAGTTCCACTTGCAACAGGACCACCCATAGCACGACCTGTATACTGTTGACTGCGAATTGCACCAACCTGTGCCATACCCGCCGCAACAGCCGCGGCCGCCGCGATAAGACCGAATGGCCATGGATAAGTGGCAAGTGCTTTGGTAGCACCCATGTAGGTGTTCATGATGGCCATTGCAATGTTCATGGCCTTGCTGGCTTCAAATGCCTGTCTGTTCTGTTGACCCAGTGTTGAAAATAAGTTTGCACCTTGTTCAATACCAAACTGTGCCTTTTCAAGTGCTGATTTCTTTTCAAAGTCAGCGGCTTCTTTGGCCATGGTCTTTTGTGTTTCATAACCAAACTGACTGCCAGTAGCGGCCTGTATGTCTGCCAATTTCTTTGCTTCAAATATTTTATTTTGCAGTTGAATCAATTGGTCATTTTGTGCTTGTGCTCTCAACAATTCGCGATTGTTAAATTCAATGTCAGCAAGTTCTTTCTTATTTCTATAATCAATGTCTAGTGTTTCTTTGGCATTGACCAATATGGCATAATCATTTGCACTTCCTGAATTTAATAATTTTTCATTGACTGCAATGGCTTCATCAATGGCACGCTTTTTAGTAGCATAGTCTTGTGCCATTGCTAAACGAGGATCAGAGGCTTCAACAACGCCAGTGGCAGTTTGTATTCTTTGTTCTCTAGTCTGTGGAGTTGCAGTACCTCTCAACAGACCTAATTGCTGTTCAGTGGCCAATGCTTCTCTTGTGGCTTGATTGTTGGCCAGTGTAGCTCTCAATGTGGCTTCTGCTTGTGCAGTAAACAGGACTCCATTGGCCAATCTCTGTTTGGCCACTTCTAATTCAATTGACCTTGTGTCAAGATCTTTCACAGTGAGATTGTTTAATTCTGCTTGACTTACTCGCAGGCTGGCTGTCAAGTCTGATAACAAGCGAGCAGTTAGATTTTCTTGTATCTTAAGTGCTAGATTTGCTTGATTGGCCGCATAAGTTTCTTTGGTAACACCTAATCTATAGTCTTCTAACTTGCTGGTAATCTGGCGTTGGCCTAGATCCTGTTGATTTAGAGTCAAGGTGTCACTGGTCAATTTCAACAGTTGTTGTTCTGTGGTAATTCTTTCGCCAGTAAGGATCTTGCGGGCTGTTTCATTTCTTAATGCTTTTTCTTGTTCAGGCAACATTTGTTTGCCAATTTCAGCATACTTGGCCTGTTCAAGAGCCACTGCTTTGGTTACATCAAGTTGCAGACTCTTAATGCCAGTTGCTTGACTATCAACATCATTGGCGGCCTTTAAAGCCGCGATATTCTTACCTAAAGACTTATCTAAGTCTTCTGCGGCTTGTCCGCGTTGTGTAGTAATCTTAAGACCTTTAGCGGCCTCTTCATTTGATACCTTCAATGCATCACTGGCTTTTTTATTATTGTCACCAAATGCACCTGCTTGATCTGCCGCTATTCCCAAAGCGGCACCTATTGCTATTGCTCCAGCTACTGCCACTCCACCTGTTAATACAGCCATCATTGTTGCCGCAGGTATTAATACCACTAGTAGACCAAGGACAGCAACACCAAGTCCAGCAATAGCACCAATTAGGGCACCTTGATTCTTTGTAAAGAATTCTAAGACATTGACTAATAGTCTGCTGGCACCTGTGGCATCATCAAATTTCTTAACTGCCTGTGTTAGTGCGGTGTTTAAGTTTTCAAAGGCCTGTGGAAGTGTTCTAATTGTCTGGCCATATTCTTTTGCAATTTTATCTGATTCCGTCAATGCCCTAGCAATAATTTCTGCTGACAGTTTGCCGTCACTAGCCATCTGGCGCAATCCACTTGCTGTCATACCAGTTTGTTCTTCTAAGACTTTTAGTAAAAAGCCATTGGTCTCTGACATGGTGCGGAATTCATCACCATTCAATGTGCCTTTTTGCATGGCCTGTGCAAATTGATACAATGCACTACTGGCCGCGGCACCACTTGCGCCTGATATCTGTAGGGTCTTGTTGAAGTTTTCTGTAATTCTAACAAGGCTGACTTGACTACTGCCTGCTAGTGTAGAACTTTGTGCTAGTTTTTGGAATAGGTCAACACTACCACCTAAGTTGCTACCAGTGTTCTTAGCACTGGCGGCTAATAGATCAAATGCTTGGTTGGCTGACCCAAGACTACCAGTTGCAAATATCAACTTGTTGGTCATTTCCTGCGTGGCCGCAGTAATTTCATAAAGTTGACGAGCTACATTGGCACCAAATATAATACTGCCAATCTCAACGAGGGCACCGCGAACACTACCAAGAGCCCGCTCTGCTTGTGCGGTATCAGCCGTGATTTTAATTTGTGCGTCTGCCATTATCTGCTCCTATTCATAGCCTTGGTCATTTCATCATTTTCTATAGTATAGAAAGCCGCCCATCCAGCAAACTCCGCTATACTCATATCCAATACTTCTTCTACTGTGCGGCCCAAATCCTTTGCCAGTCTATAGGCAAACAACAGGTCTGGGTCCGCCCTTAGTTTTTTTCTGCATTGCCCAAGTCAAGTTCTTCTTGGCTTACATTATTGATTTCACCAACAATGCGGATTAAAACTTTTGGATCCACTTCGTTCATAAAAGTAACTTTGTCTGCTACTCCAAACATACGGGTTCCATCTTCATTTCTTGCTCTTGTGATAAGACTTTCAACTAGAGCTTCTACGCTCTTGCCTTGTTGGCTTAGTTCAAGAATCTTACCTTCTTCTTTAAGACTAGTTGCAGTCTTAAAATAAATCTTACAATCCCATTCTGGAACTGAAATTGTCTGCATATCGCCACCAATTTGATTGCGAAAGTGTGCTGTTGCTTTTTCTAAAATCTTACTCATTAGTATTTTCCTTTGATCTGGTTAATAGTTGGCATAATAATACCTTTACCATTATTGGCAGGTTTCATTCGTCTAGTGCCTTTGTCTAGATAACCAATATACGGAGTAGAATTTTCAACTGAGAAGTTGGACTTTGATGTTGTCTCCGTCCAACTGGCTCTTGCTCTTCCAGTCCGCACTGGTGTATATGATTTAGCCACAGCCTGAACATCCTTGGCCACTTGTTTGAGCTTGGTAGCCAAGGCTTGGTCCAGACGTGCAGTCAAACCACTTATACCTGATACGGTTATGGATAACATACTATTAGATTGTGCCTGTCATTGCGCCGTTTAGAGCACCAGAACCCTGGAATGTAATAGAAGCCTCTACTAATCCATCGTGCTTGCTCTTAACAGAGTAACCAGTTACAATGCAAGTTCCTGTGTAAGCGATATCTGTTGCACTGGCCGCTTGCAATACATAAAACTTGGCTACTACTGGAGCAGAACCAACTGTACCTGCTGTCAAGTTGAAAACGCCTGTTGATGTTGAAGCCGCACCGTCTACTGTTGGATCAAAGTAAACGTCTGCTGAACCGCTCCATGAAGTCAAGCCGTCAATGTATGTCTTGGCGTCATTGCCCATTGTAGTGGTTTCAATAGTGTCTTTCTTGTATTCAACTGTGAAGTTGCGTAAGGCCGCGATGGTGGTAGAACCTACAACCAGGGAGCCGTCATTACCTGTGATTAATGCCATGATTATTCTCCTTTGGAATCATTTTGCTCAGATGTTTTTACGGAGTCTGAGTCTGCCACCGTCGTTTCTGCTTCCACCATGGAAACTTCAACTTTTTCTTTTCTAGGACGAACAGTGGCTTTTACTTCCTCTGCCCAACCTGCTGATAAAAATTCTTGAAGTCTAGCGTCATTGATTGATCGCTCTACTCCATCTTTATATAATGTCTTCATGTTGTTCCTCTTTGATAAACATATCTTACATTGACTTCAATGATGACTTCTCCAAGAGGAGCAAGTCTTTCAACTACATCAATATTGGTTATTTGTAGATCTTGAACACCTGTAATGCTTAGTTTGCGATTGCTGTCAAGTGATTCTTCTACTGCTTCAATTAGGTTATTCTTTTGTGAGTCAAGTTCTACGCCACGCACAAACCCACGAACTTCATAGGTAATTACACCTGACCTGGAACCTATGCTGGTGTTGCCAATGGTAATAGTTTCTCTATTTTCATTGGTTGTTTGAACTAAGAGTGCAGGGAATTGTGTGATTGGTAAGTCAGTGATAGAGAATGGTTCGCGTGTGACTAGGCGAACAGCAGGATCATCAATAGTTTGCAGAACTCTCACAAGTTCTTTAGCAATGTCTTCTCTTAGACTCATCGCTGTAATCTCAGACCTTGGGTGGCTACTTTTTCACCATCACTAAAACTGCTGTCTTCATTGACATCATAACTGATACCGCCGCGCAACAACAAATCAAACTCAGTGTCATAGCGAGCCGCATAGTAGTCCATCATGATTTGAAAGCGATCACCGCCTTGTTCAAACTTGGTTAGTTTAGGGCAGATTTGATGTGCGATGCAATAGTAAACAGTGGCTTTGGTCCACTGTGTGGCATCTAGTAGGTTGACGTTTAAGACTGTGGTAGGATCAAGGCTTCTTTGATTGAGCCAGGGTTTGAACCAACGGATATTGATATGGCGAACTACTTCTGTTTGTGCTGATGCTAATTCTTGACTCCAGTCTAAGAGTCCGTATTCTTGTATAGATTGTTCCTGTTCTAGCAGGTCAGATAGAGTAGCAAATGTTGCCATATTAGGTCCTTCCTAAAGTAAATTGTTCTGCAGGAGTCCTTCTCCTGTGTATGGTAATATTTAGTTAGGGGGTATTTTTTACCATACAATAGTCAAGAAAAAGCCCACCTTGTGAGCGGGCCTTTACTGTCTAAGTTAGACTTGATTACTCAATGCTTGAGTCAGCAAATACTGATACACCAGCACCGTCGTACAACTCGCCATGTCCATAAATTGCAGAACCAACGATGTCATAACCACGAATGCCTGCTTGGCGTTGTGTTTCAATCTTGATGTCTTGCAATATTGCTAGACCTAATGAGTCTTTGTGGAAAATACCACAAGCATAGTCACCAGCGGCTGGAGTAGCACCAGAACCAGTTACCAATGAACTTTGATAAACTGGAACACCACCTAACATACCCATGAAACCATTGCGAAGTGCATCGTTACCAACCATTGACGCAGGAGCGGCAAAGGTAGATGTCAATGTAGAAGCAATGTCATAAGCCACGTTTGGATGTAAGACAATAGCACAATCATTGCTTGTGTCGTAACCAGCGGAACGCAATTTAGCGATACCTTGGAAAATCAACGCTGGAGTCAATGTTGTAGATGTGTTGCTGATTGTTGTTGAGAAGTTAGCAAAGTTGCTCATTAAATCGCCGTCAATTTTGCGAGCGATTGCTTCACCAAATAAACGACCAATGTCTGCAACAACATTAGAGCTAGAAGCCATCATTGATAAATCACTGATAGTGGCCAATAGACCAACTTCTGATACAGTCAATGTAGCACCGTCTGTAGATACAGTTGTAGTAGATGGTGCAGTTGCTTCTGTTAAAGCGCCTGCTGTTACTTTTGGATAGATAGGAACTGTAACAGTTTTACCTTGTCCTGGTGATAAAGTATAATTGCGAACTAGGCCACGCATGATGCTCTTTTCGCTTGCTACGAATAACGCTTCTGCTACGATTGATGGTAACAGGTCGTTTAGGGTTGTTGAATTTGATAACGCCATTTTATATCTCCTTGATTATTAGGCTATTCCGTTTGCTTTACGATATTCTCTATAAAGTTCACGGTGTTCTTGATTTTTCATATCAAGTTTTGTTATGTCTACTTTGCCTGGTCCTTGACTAGAGATATTGCTTTTACTGTTGGTTGTAGCAGGCGTAGATTGAACAAAATGTGGATTACTTAATAGGAATTCCTTCACTAAGTCTTCCACTCCTAATACACTACCATCATCGCGGTAACGCACTGATCCTTTTTGATCTACTACTTCTACTTCACCTTCTGGATTAAGACGAACATTTGGAGTTAATAATGCTTTAACTTGTTCAGCGTTGACTGCACGATACTGGGCGGCGGCACTGAGCAAGGGCGTATTAACTTTGTATTCCTTAATCACGCTATCTCTTTTTAGGATTTCAGCATCCTTTTTTGCGGCTAATTCCTGCAGAGTCTTTTCAAACTCTCCTCGCTTGATCTGTTGTTCCTGTTGTTTCTTTTCCCATTCAGTTTTAATTAATCGGAGTTCATCAGGATCACCTAGATCTTCATAAGGTTTTAGAAGTTTCTTCTGTAATGAACCTTTCATACGGCCCATCATGTTGTCTACTTCTTCTTGCGTATAAGTTTTAGTCGCTTGTGCCTGGCTTTCAGAATTAACGTCTGTGGCGTCAGTTGCCGTATCGTTTACTAATGTATTGTCTGACATTATGCATCGCCTCCCTTGGAGTTTGTAGTCTATTTATTGCACTTAACCTAAAGTGCAGTGAATATACTTATTTCACTTAGATTTTTTAGGTTTAATTTTGCCTTGGCTGATTTTGATAGCAACCATTTGTTTAATTGCTTGAGCCTTGGTGGGGTAAACTTTTCCGCTTTCCCCATATTGATATCCTTTTCCGCCTCTAGGGCCAGTTGCTTTGTGTATTGGCATATTAATATCCTCTCTTCTTTGGTGGTTTAGGCATTTTTTTCTTTTTATGATAGGTCATTTCAATCTCCTGGTTAATCTTCCATTGGTTCCCACTTGGCACACCAATATACAGTTCGTACATTGGCGTCAAACTTAGTGCAGTAGCCTTCTGATGCTTTGTAATATTCACAGTTGGCACAATTTTGATCTTGATATCCGCTGTCTACAGCAGGCATATAAGCAGGCGGTAATGATTCAGGTATTGCTTCCCCGTCTGGATATGTGCGTCCCACTATGGGGTTAATATCTTGATAAGGTAGACGTTCCTTTTCACTGCCCAATGCTTCTAACAACATTTCATCAACCACACGGGCTACCACAGGATCTGTGCTGGCTCCTTTGGCTTTGACTAGGTTGTCAATGTCATTGCTGGTATCAGCGATGTTGAATCCGTCTGGGTAACTGATCTCACCCATCCATTGCTGTCCTTGGTATTCAAACCAATACTGCCAAATCTGTTCTTCAGTCAACTCTAGGTTGTCTGCCTTTTCACTTAGTTTAGCATTTAACAATTCAAACTCTTGCTTTTGTGCAACACCACTCATACGGCGACTTTCTGTTGAACGAATGCTACCTGTGTTGGCCATCTTGTCAATTGCATCAGTCACATGACCAATGGCATTGAAGATTGAGTTAATATCAGTAGAAACACTGAGGATGTAGGGTTTTAGTCCTGGATCTAGATTGTCTTCCATTTGCACAATAGCACCCGCACCTGCTGAGGCTTCTGTGCCTGCTGTCTTGACCAGAGCTGGATGTCCATTGATACGAACACTTTGTTCAACTTCACTGGTTAGGTTGTAAATGGTCATTTGTGCGTGTGCAATGTCTGAGATATCACTTACACCAATACCACGCACAGGACTGCGATGATTATAGGCTAGAACTGCTGGAATCTTGCCTAGTCCATTGATTTCTTCAGTTTCTTCTTGAACTGCACGGCTACGGTTGTTTACAATGTAGGTCTTGATAGTTTCTTTAGTCCACTCACGAATGGTGGCAAATGTATCATTGCTTTCTTCAATGTATTTGAAGTAGATCAATTCAAACTGTCCATTAGGTTTACGATGCCAGTTCCAATCTGTTACAGTCAATGGTGTTACTAGATTGACATATGGGCGAACTTGTGCCGCTTGTTCTTCACCCAGTGTGATAGCACCAACATTGGGTTTTGTAACTAACACCCAGCAATGACCAAACACTGAACTCCATACAGCCACTTCTTTCATAAAGGCATTAAAACTGCGTCCATCTAGGTCAGCATCACGCAGGAACATTTCTAATTCAAAGCTCATGCCATTGTTGTCAAAGTCACGGTCTGGTTCTTCACGGAATAGAAAACTGATGTAAGTTGATATCACACTCTTACAGTGATTTTCTAAATGTGTTGACGCAATACGATTTGCGTATTCACTTTCTGTTTCATTGACATAGCGTGTTAGGTATTGACCACGCTGGTATTCAACTCCACCCATATAGGAATTCAATAGGAAATCCCAATGGTCTTTGTTTCTTTGATAGAGCAGGTTTGTGCTCATCACTGCTACATATTGTTCTAAAAGGGTTTGATTCATGACTTTTTCCTATATTATACTGTTTGGTGTGTCCATCTTCCAGGTTGTTGAACTCCTGAATGGTCTTTTTTCATTGGGAACAAATAATCAACACAATAACCCAGTGCATCCATCATGTGTGAATAGTCTGGGTTACCACCTTTGTCAGGTTGATTAGTTCCTTCTTTGTATGAGTGGCGTTCAAG